GGCATAAACAGTTGATACACAAGCGGGAGGGCAGAGTCAACCACCCTCCCGCCGTGTATCTCAGGTTAAACCTGACCGAACAAGATGATCCCGCTCATTTCCGGCTGCTTGTTCACGACTCCGAAGAGCGTGTCAAGGCGGTAGCGAGTCTTCATCGTGTTGATGTCGTACTGCTTCTGCATGACCAGTTCAATGCCCTGATCGGTGGAAGCACGCATCACGTTCGCGCCGGCGTCAGCGGGAACCGCATAACGACCGGGCAGGATTTCGATGGCGTCCTTCTGCCAGAAGCAGTTGATCGGAGCAGCAGCAGTGTTGAGGAACACGATAGCGCTGTTGGACGCCTTGGTGTTCACAACGCAGTTCTGGTACTCAGCCGAAGCGGCAGAAGCCACCTGGTTGGAAACGATCCCGGGGCTGATGACCAGCGTCGTGCCACCAGCGGGAACGCTGATAACGCGGAAGGTCTTGAGCTGGCCGGTGTCGCCCTTGGTGATGTGATGAACAGCGTTCACACCAGCAATCGTGAAGCAGTCGCCAGCGGCAACGCCAGTGCTGCTCGACACGGTGATGGTCTGGTAACGGTTGTCCACGTTGAGGCGCTCAGCGGTCGTCGGGGACGTGCTGATCGCTTTCGGGATCTGGTAGTTGTTCGCGGAGTCGCGGGTGTCGATGGTGATGCCAGAACCAGCAGCAGCAGCGATACGGTTCGCGTAGTCGAGCTTGAAGGTGTCGAAGCTCGCAACCTGGCCGATGTAGGCGCGGTCGTAAGCGGTCAACGTCTTGCCAGACAGCGTCTGACGACCAGCGAGGTTGTTCGCCATGCCGTTGTAGTCGCGGGTGGACAGAGCGAGGTAACGCGAATCGAAGTTCACGCCCTGCTCGTTGAAGATGGCTTCGCACTGGGCGACGTCATCAAACCCGGTGGCGGCAGCGAGACGCTTCACAACGAGCGTGCCCTGAGCGGATGCGACGTTCATCACAGCCACGTTGATGTCGCTCGCCAGCTTCTGCTTGGCGGCGTCACCGAGGCGCTGTTCCTGAAGAGCGTCACGCAGTTCAGTGGCCGTCATAACCCACGGCACAGACTGGTTGAACCCGATCGTGGCAGGCACAGCCAACTGGATGTAGTCCGTGAAGTTGCTCGTCATATCCGTGCCCGAGTAGGACTTGGAGATGTACGGCTGCGGACGCCAGATGGTGTTGTTGGTGCGTTCCATCATCGTCTGATCGGTGTTGTAGATCGAGACGTTGCGGGACAGGACAAGAGCGTCTTGGAACCCTTCAAGAAGGTTCTCGAACGCCACTCTTTCTTCTTTGCTGAATGAATTAGGCATAACTTAGTTTTGGTTTTTGAGCTGCTTTTTGAAGGCGATAACTTTGGTAAAGTCCCCACTGCGTGCCGCTTCTTCACGCAAGCGATCCAACTGAGCGTTGGACGTACCGAGACTACCGTTTCCGTTGATCCGTTTTTCGGGAGGGGGTGCTTGTTTCTTTTGCACAGAGAGTTGAGTTTCGAGTTTTGCTACTGCAAAGGCGAACTGAACCGGATCAGTGATCCCAGCCAGTTCCTTGGCCTTGTTTGGGTTCTTGCCTAGGGCATAAACCATAACAGCCGGGTTCTGGGCTCCCTGAAGAATGATGCCTTGCTGCGTTACACTCAGTGTTTCGAGCACAGTGTCTTCAGCGTCTTGAAAGTCTGAAACCTTCAGCCCCGTCTTAGACTGGGTGTAGGTTTCGAGCTTCTTCTGCCAAGTCTGCTGTTCTTCCTGCTGTTTGGCCCTGTACTTGGCTTCAGCCTCTTCAGACTGTCGCTTTCGCTCGAACCAACCAGCAAGCTCGTTCTCGAACTTGTCTGAATCGTAATCGCAGTCCTCAAGCGTTGGTTTCTTGCCAGGCGTAACAGGACTTTGCTCTGTTGCCGGTGAAACTGCTTTGAGTCGCTCCTCAAGTTCGCGCTTCTCGCGCTGCAACTCGCGGTAGTTCTTCCTCAGGTTGCGCACCCATTCAGGTGCCTGCTTCTCTTCCTCCTCGGGGGCCGGCGATTCCCCAGCGATAGTCACCACATCTTCTTCCTGCTGGACCTCTGTCTGCTGCTCAGGCTCCACCGGGGTGGCCTCTGGCTGCTGGACTTCGATTACTTCAGGTTCCGTTGTGGCTGTATCTTCTGCCGTTGTTGTGGTGCTCATGTGTACAAAAAACTAACACAAATGCAAGTACTATTGCATCTGCGGCTGAGTTGCTTGAGTTAAGCGATCTGCCAGCGCAAAGATTCGATCCTGATCGGTCGTGCTGACCTTGGAAAGCGTCTCAGTCGTCTTGGCGCGAGCCTCTTCAGCCCTAGCCACTGCGAGGATACTGTCTGCCTGCGCTTTAGAAGCCCGTGCAATGGCCTCTTCGCTCGCAGCCTGCAAGTACTGCGCCTGCGGGTCAGGCTGGGCATTCTGAGCCTCCACAGCCATTTCCTGCGCTTCAGTGTCAGTGGGCCTGACAACACCCATTCTGAGCAGCTTCTTGCGGAAGTAGTCGCGAACGTCTTCGACCCCTTCTCCGTCCATGTTGAGCATTGCCATGGCAGAGAGCACCTGAGTCATCTCAGGGTCCTGGGTGAGGGTCATCATGTCAGTCAGAGCGCGAACAGTGGCTCCACGCTTGGTCTGGCTGCTTGGGCCAACAAGAACCTGCACGTCGTAGTCAGCGTCTGACATGTCGTTTTCGTACTCGATCTCGCCCTCTTCATTGACGACAGGTTTCATCAGCTCCACAGGCTCCATCTTCCCGTTGGAAGCGACAGACTTCATCTTGCGGCCTTGCTCGACGAAGATGTCCTTGGCAATGGACAGCCAGATCTCGCCACACCGTTTCACGGCTTTTGCCATGTTGGACATGTAGATGAATGTCTGCATGTCGAGGCGCTGCTGGATCAGTTCCACGGTCTTGCCGGAGAGGTGAGACACCATCTTGTCGCCCTGTTGGGGGCTGCCCAAGATCTCCTGCATATCGGCCTCTGTAAGCTGCAAGAGGGCAGCCATGGAGGGAGGGATGGAAGGAGGCTTGGTGTAGGCCACAGGACCGCCGGGGGCAGTGTTCCCGTTGGCGTCAGTGATCGGGTTGATCAGCAGGTATGGGTAGTTCTTGAGGTTGTCCTCTGCCCACATCAACTGGTGCCCGGCGACCTGTTCAGGAAGCAGGATCGGCTTCTCGACTGCACTAAGGGCAGCGATCTCGCCCAACTTACTCAACTGCATGTTTTTAAGCCGCTGAGCGTCCTTGGCGAGGCGCACATGGCCCATGCAACGCTCTACGTTGTCCACGAACCACCGCTTCCCGTACACAGGGACAATCGGGATGTTCTTGCCGGCGATGTAGCCACAGTCTTCAAGGATCTTCGCCCCGGACATGATGTACTTGCGGACCTTACGGGTCTTAACCTTCTTACGCCGCACCTCTTTCCAGCCTGTGGCGAGCATTTCTTCTTCCTCATCAAGCTCATCAGGCCCGAGGGACTCCTCTTTGCCACTAAAGTCGCGATAGATGCGGATCTGTTGGGAGACTTCTTCGACGACGTAGTACTCAGCGACGTAAACGACTGAAGGAGTGTACCAGTCGAACTGAGAGCGAGTGATCGTCTTGGGCCAGGTCGAGGGGTCATCGTTCCATTCAGCCTTGTAGGCGTCATACGTCATGCTGGTGAGCACGAAACACCGCTTGGCATCAGCCTTATCCTGGCGCTTTGCTCCGAGATCGAAGTAAACGCTGGTGTCAGCGTCGAAGATCGGCTCGATGCACACTCTCTGCTCGTCTTCCTCTGGATCTTCCTCGTTTTTGTACTCAGTACGGAGTCTCCAAGCTCCAAATCCACCCATCACAGCCTCTTCAAAGGCGTTGTCGTAGGCTTCTTCAGCGGTGGGAGACTGTTCGTCTGCCCGATACAAGCCGGCACAGGTGTCAGCGAGCTTGTCGTACTCTTCTCCCTCTTTGGAAACGAAGTAAACGCCGATTCGATTGTTGCGATACTCGTTAATGATCCGCTGGACAGCCATGTGCACCTTGTTGACCTCGAACCTAGGTTTGTTTTCGAATTGTTGGCCTAGTGGTCCTTCCCATTGTGCGCCTGAGAGCGAGCAGAACCTACGGTCACCGAGGCAGTTCATGCGCTCTTGGTAGAGGGCAGACTGGATCTGATCGAACTCTGCACGGGCTTGCTGGTGAATATCAGCTAATTTGTCTTCGTTCATCGCTTGAAAAAGTTGACTACTGGCATCGCAAACGTGCTGCCTTGTTTGTGGGAAGGTTTACCGGGAAGGGCAGCTCTACTTAAACCACTTACCACCAAATAGCGAGTCGCGTCCATCAAATGGTCGTTATCCTTGACTACACGCCCCTTCTCATCCCTGCGATAAAGCCTGAACTCGTTGAGCCAATTTCTCAATCCTGCGAATACTTTGATGCGGTTCTCAGACATCATTTGCCACACACTGTAAAGACCACTCTCTACGGCATTATTGGCTAACGTAATGTCGAGTCCGTGTTTGCGATACATGCTCAGAAGCTGTTGCCCGTCAGTCTGAGCGCGGCCTCGGGAGGCAGGGTCGATGACTCCGGGGATCTCTCCACGAGACTTGATGGCTTCAGCGTGCAAAATGGGCTCTGCCTGGCCTCTGTAATACTCGTTGTAGAGGAAAGTGACACCACTGTCGGGGTTGGTAGCGCCCCAGACAACTGCAGTGCGATTCCAGCCTACGTCCATGCCAAAGCAGCGTTTCCAGTGCTCAGGAATCGGGAACTCAGGGACGACGAGTTCGCTCTCAGGCACTGGGTAAATAGCACCGGCACCGAGTTGTGGAACACCTTTAGAACGAGCGTCGCGCTGAAAGGGCGGGATCGAAGCCCAAAGTTCTTCTTTCTGCTGTTTAGTTAGGTGCGGGACATCGTCCCAAGTGGCCATGCCAACGTACTTGCTGCCACTGGAGTGCTCTTGAACTTCTCCGTTGGGCAGGAACGACATGACAGTCTCACTCATGCCCATCAGAGGCGTGAATGTGAGCATCGTCATGCCATTGTTGGTCATCGTTCTCAGTAGACACTCTGTGTACACGTCTAGAGGGGGCTCTTCGTCCAACCAGATGACATCCTGTTCTGAACCTTGAAACGCCTCCCTGCGCTGGTCATAGGACTTGAAAGTCAGCCTAGACTCGCCACCAGAAGCGTGTCTAACAGAGATCGTCTCGATTGCGTCTGCAACCCCAGCCTTGGCAGTAGTGCGTACAAGATCAGCCTTAGGGATGAGTCCCGTTCCAAACTCCCCGGGAGGCCCAAGCAACTTCATCTGAAGAATGTCACGAGTCGTCTTACCGGTATCTCCTGCCGCCCAGGCACTGATGGGCTGGTCAAACTTCCTGCCCTCCCACCAAGCAGGGTACTTGCCAGTCATATGAAGCACCATCTCATAGCCACCAATCGACTCAGTCTTCCCGATACGGTTGGCAGCCATCATCAGCCGCTCTCTGTACGTCTTGCCGGCAGCGAAGTAGGCAAGGTGCTTTGGGTACAGGTCACGCTTCAGGGGACCGTCATCAGGGAAGTACGAGTTGATCTTGCGCTCCCGTTTACGCCTCAACGTCTCCTCAAGAAGGAGAGTCAGTTCGAGCTTCTTGTCGAGATTGTCGAGAAGATCACTCATAATCAGGCGAAGAACATCTGCTCTTTGTCTTTTGGCTGCCTGCACACGAAGTCAGCGATAGAGTCGTTTCTGGGAGCTGGATTACTTCTGGCCCACGCTTCCAGTCCCTTTGTCTGCGTCCTATCTCCACGCGACCAACCTGTCCCGTCACAAGACTCGACACCAAGGTCTTCGAGGTATTGCAGCTTGTCAGGAGCGTTGCAGCGTAAGAGGTGAACACGTTCAAACTCGTCTGTCCACATCTCTATGGTATCCCATTTCCACTCTGTAGAACCACCCACGGCAATCACATCTGGCAAGGGATCAAGAGCCCTTACCATCTGTGCCGTCATGCCGTTCTGAACAGCTATAGCCAGCGGGATGCCGTTCTCTTTTACGATACCAGCGTACTGCGACCATTTCGCAATAGTTGTCTCGTGACACCCCGGACGGTCTGGCACAATCGCCCATCTTGGCCTCTGCGCCTGACTCGCCGCCCAAGTCACTAGACACCTCCAGTCGTACTCGTTCCATTTGGCTTCGTTGAATGTGTTGTCCTTTGGGTTCCACGCAGAGAAGGCCCCGTTGTCCAAAGCGTAAGGAAACCAAGGCCAAGGCCCACGTTGTGCCCCAGGACTAAACAAGTGGCCAAACTTGCCGGTTTCCCTAGCTAAACAATGCCAGAACCAGCCACTAGAATTTGCTGGCATTACAATCATAAAGAAAACGAATCCCCGGACACCTGCACACGCAGGCCGGGTGTTTTCCGTTTCGCTCAGTCACACCCCCGGGTTGACTGGTGAGGCTAAACTTTGCGAGATGTTTCACTTTTGAGCAAGTCCTTAAACGCTTCCAGTGCGTCATTTTTGTAAGAATGTGGACCAACGTAGCAGTCTCGAAGCACACTAGCCAGTAGTGTAGCCATCTGTTTCCACGCCTCTGCACGCTCTGTTTCGTTGCATAAATCATTGGCAAGACTGAGACTTAGAAAAGTGTCCTCGTCGAGATAGCTCATACTCCACACAGTCCTTCGCATTCGTTTCCAAACATGTCAAGTTGTCCAGCGTCCATCTCAGTAGACAGGTCAACTTCCTCAAGCGGGACACAAGACCTGTGAAGCCACGGAATACTTCTATCAGCAGCTTCAGATTTTGTGCGTTGTAACTCCTTCTCCACGCGAACAGCTTCTGCAAAAGCCTCTGGTTCGTCATCCTTAAGTTTTCTCCACTCTACGTTAGAATGAAAAGGGCAGTACACACAAGCACTGCGAGGAGGCTCAGGATAGCCATGCTTTTTTAGCCACGCAATACAGTCATGCCTACGCATCTCACGCTCAATCAGCGGCCAGCGGTGCTGCGTCCATGCATCCCTGCTTGGCTTCATTCTCTGGATCTCATCGTAACTGATGCCAATCCATTGTGTAATCTTCACATTCTTTTCGCCACGCTTGATGCCACACAATTTCCGAAGGCTTTTAAGGATAGGAACAATCTTGTAGTCAGCCGTACAAGATCGCCCTAGCAGTCCAATGTTGCCGTCTGGCGCCTGCATGAATGCTGGAATCATGCTTTTAGTCCACACCCTGCCATCTTGAGCAGTGCGCAACGTCATCATATCAGCAGTCATGTTTCCACGAGTGACTCGATGCACTGGAAACGGAAGCTGTTTCTCAAGCCAGTCGAGCCATGTGTAGACAGACTTTGGCTCTGCCTGAGTGTCCGCAAAGATCGCGAAGTCAGGCATAGGCGTAATCTCACCAGCAGCAGCCATGAGCGCGAGCGTGCTGGATTGAACTCCGGCCCCAAGATTCAAAACAGTCCACCTTGTCT